TCCGCATAGAGAAGTGTTTGCGGTGTTCCATGTAGACGGCGATTTAAATAACTGTAGACCTGCTAACTTAAAAACTGTATGCGCTAACTGTCAGCGGGTATTACATAAAGAAGGTATCAAGTGGAAACAAGGTGATTTGATACCAGATCTTTAACCTGTTCAAATAGGTCATCAATAGTAGTATCATTAGGAATAGTAGCATCAAACTTAGTTCCACACCATGCTGTTTCACTTGCGTGGATTCCTAATTTTTTCATACGACTACTTGCTATTGACCAATTCATACAGCGATCACCGGCGTTCATATCACAAGCATCATTGTACCACTCAGGATCATCACCGCGTTTTACACGGACTACAATGCCGCCTGCGGCTTTAATTGATTTGATTTCGTTAGGGAATCGACAATCGCTAATGACAATGTCGTCTGTGCTGTTTCGTAGTTTATTTTCTAAGCTGGCAATCCAAATGTCGTCGTGGAATGCTTTGCGACAAACTTCAGTACCCCAGTATTGTAATACCCAACGTGGTGTTAGATTGGGCATATTCAAACGTTCTGACCACCATGGATCAACTTGTTCACGCCATTCACGGGCTTGTTTAGTACGGCCTTCTAGCATGGTCCTGTCCCATCCAAATACATGAGCTACAGCATCTTTCAAACTGTTGGCAAACGACTCTCGTCGAAAACCGTGAAAATTAGTAAGATAATCGGCAATAGTATCTTTGCCGGAACCGATAAAACCGCACACACCTATAATCATAAGAAGCCTCGTAAAGTACTGCTAGTATATAACAGATTTATTACAAGGTCAAATTATTTGTTAGCCAATAATAAAGGTCATTGGGCTTCCGCCTGATACTAGTTCGGCTAACTCTTTGTCTAAATTAGTTAGCTCTTCTTTGCCAGCTGATAGTAGCGCCGCACCGTTTAGGGTAATGCCGCCTGATCCCGGACCGGCGATTGATCCAAACTTAGAGCGTGCTTCACCTAACATTAATTTACAAACGGCTAATGTATAATCATATAACCATTGTTTAGCATATATGTCTTGTAATAGCACATAATCAGGTCGATAGTTGTGTGTGCGCAATAGAATCTGTTCACCTTGGGCAAATGGGCGTTGAAGTATCGTTAAAATATGACTTGTAGGTTTCCAGCTGAATTCGATATAGCTGCCAAACATCTTACCTACTAACTTTTGATAGCCCGCAAACATCTCGTAAGTTGCGAGTCCGCCCATCATACTACCTGACATTAAGTAGGTATTAGTGTAGGCTAAGTTGAATGGTTCAAACAATGTTCCACCTGCCCCTAATCCGCTACGTGATCCAATGGCTCTACGGAATACACTTTGTACACTGATAATTTCATCAGGCAATCGATATTCGTTTTGATCCTGAATTAGTTCAAGAAAACTATAACTTTCTTCTACACTATTACTACTGCGTTGTCTAAACCTAGTAATAGCACGATTTAAAGCGGTTTCGTAATGCTTAGGATCTAGCTCTACTTCAACCATGCCGTCACCTAGCATATCGCGCACGTAGTCAAATACCTTATTTCGTTCAATTAAAGATGTAGAATCAGACATATTAGTTCTCCACTCATATTTATCTAACGATAAATATCATTATGCCACGATTATCACTCTACAAGCCCGAACGAGGGCAAGACTACAAGTTTATAGATCGCCAGATTTCTGAGATGTTTCAGGTAGGAGCAACTGATGTTTACCTACACAAATATATCGGTTCTAATACTAGCGAAGCTAATGCTACGGCTGATCAGCCGCATTATGCTACAACGGCTGTAACTAACATACAAGATTTATTGTTTTTAGAAAACAGAGATCGCAAGTATGATTCGGAAATTTACAGAATTCGCGGACTATACAATGTACAAAATATTGACTTTAATTTAAGTCAATTTGGATTATTTATAGACAACGACACATTGTTTATGACTGTACATATTAACGATTTTATCAAATACATTGGTCGCAAACCTATTAGTGGCGACGTGATGGAAATGCCGCACCTACGTGATCAGTTTGCGTTAAATGATTTTGAAGTAGGTCTACCACGCTACTATGTTATTGAAGACGTAGGCCGTGCTAGCGAAGGATTTAGTAGTACTTGGTATCCACACTTGTATCGATTAAAACTTAGAAAAGTTACAGACAGCCAACAATTTGCCGATATCTTTAACAAGCCTATGCTTGATGCTAATGGGGATCCGTTGTTAGATTCAAGCGGCAATCTAACAGGACAAACACTACGTGATTTGTTAAGCACTCATAACAAAGAATTAGCAGTTAACGACATTGTAGTTGCGCAAGCAGAAGCAGATACTCCTAAGAGTGGATATGAAACTAGACAGTTTTATACTCTGGCTGTTGATGCGGAAGGTAAACCTATTTTAAATACTGCTGACTCTGTTCCTCTATTAGGTGTAGGTCTAGATGCTAGTAACGCTACTATTACAACGCAAGAAAGTAATGCTAGGCCAGTTAGGACTGGATATACTGGATACTTAGTAGGTGATGGTTTTCCGGTTAACGGGTATGATTTTGGTCACGGTATTCAATTTCCAGAAAGCGCAATCCAAGACGATTTCTTCTTGCGTACTGACTTCTTACCTAACAGATTATTTAGATACCAAGAAAATCGTTGGATTAAAGTTGAGGATGCTGTACGTATGACCTTGACTAACAATAGCACCCGTCAAACATTGAAAACTAGCTTTATTAATAACACTGACGCAATTTACAATCAACAAATTGCTGTCGACGCTGTTAATTTAACAGCCGGTGCCTATGTAATTAACACTACTATAAATTATATCGAAGCTCCGTATATAATGCTTAAACAATCTATTACAGAAATTGGTTTTACAATCGCAGACTATCCTGATCAAGTGTTAATTTCTAGCTACCTGGTAGACACTGTTGCTAAGGTTAGAATCACATTACCATTGACTAATTTATTAGATCCGGATACTCAACAAACAATCCCATACACTGAAGTATGGCAAGTCGGACTGTATAATAATAAAGAAGAAGTAAGACAAAGTTTGTCAAAAGCTCTTCGACCTAAGGCGGATTTATAATGCTTCATTTTTATGATGGACAAATACGTAGATACTTAACGCAGACAATTCGTGTGCTAAGTAATTTTTCTGTAAAATACGGAGACGGTTCTCTAGTACGTATTCCGGTGATGTACGGTGATGCTGATAAACAAGTAGCTAATATCATGCGACAAAATTCAGAAAACGTAGTCAACTCTACTCCGCGTATTAGCGTGTATATTTCTGCGTTGGATATTGACAGGGCAAGATTAAGTGATAGTACATATGTTGGTAAATTGCATTTTAGAGAACGTGATATTGACCAACAAGCATACACGGTAGGGCAGGGTAAAAATTATACTGTTGAACGTATGATGCCAACTCCGTTTAAATTAACAATGAAATGTGATATATGGTCAGCTAACGCAGATCAAAAATTACAAATACTTGAACAACTTCTTGTGTTGTTCAATCCAAGTTTAGAGTTACAGACCACTGATAATTATATTGACTGGACTAGTTTAACTGTTTTAGAACTTGCTAGTATGTCATGGAGTAGCAGATCAGTTCCTATTGGTACGCAAGATGCTCCTATAGATATTGCCACTCTTACATTAGATACACCAATATGGATTAGTCCTCCAGCTAAAGTCAAACATCTTGGTGTTATTACTAGTATTGTTACTGGGCTTTATCAAAACAGTAACACCGACTTTGGTGGGTACATTGACGGCCTTGGTGCTGATTTAGGTGGAGATACTGTTACTGTAAATAGCGGCCTTACTAAAGACACCGCAACTATTAGCAACTATCATATACAAGTGTACAATAGTCAAGCATTATTAATGGGTAAAAACGAAAATTCAGTGCCAAGAGAACCTACATTAGACATCCCATTAAGGCAAGGCGCTATCTTAATATGGGACGAATTGTTTAGTCAACATCCGGGTTTGTACAAAGCAGGGTCAAGTAGAATATTTTTAAATCAACCTGACGGGTCAACTGTTATTGGGACTATTGCTATAAGCGCAATTGATCCGGCAATCTTACAAATCAATTGGGACTCAGACA